ATCTCTTCTAAGATTAGGACTCAATTGTTTGTAGCGGCTGACCAACAGTATGATTCTGACTCTGCTGATGAACTGTTTACACTCTGGAAAGAACGTAAAACAGTTGCACAGCAAACTGCCCAAGTTGAAAAACAGGCACGTAAGCAGACACTGAAGGCGGCTAATACAGGTAATGCACGAGGTAGTGCTGAAGGGACACGTAAGAAAGTATATCGCAGGGCCGACATTATTAAACTAATGAAGACTGACCCAGAGCGTTATCAAGCATTGTCAGAAGAAATCTTTCAAGCATACGCAGAGGGTCGTGTAAAATAATCTAGGAGATTATCATGGCTACTGTACCATATCCCGGCGCCACCGGTATTACTGGCAAAACTGAAGCAGCAACTTTTATCCCAGAAATCTGGAGTGATGAAATTATCGCTGCTTACCAGAAGAACCTCAAGATGGTTCCTCTTGTAAAGAAGCTTGGCATGTCAGGCAAGAAGGGCGACAAGCTCCACATCCCTAAGCCTACTCGTGCAGACGCAAGTGTTAAGGCTGAGAACGCTGCTGTTAACATCATTGCTAACACTGATAGCGAACTGACTGTTGACGTTAACCGTCACTTTGAATACTCACGTCTGATCGAAGACATTGTTGAAGTACAAGCACTTAACAGCCTCCGTCAGTTCTACACTGAAGATGCTGGTTACGCTCTTGCTACTAAGATCGACACTGACCTTCACGCTGTTTCTACTGGCTTTGGTGACGGAACAATGACTCTGTCTCCAACTGCTACTAGCTACCAGAACAGTGCTGCTTTCTTCAACAACAACGGCACTACTACTGCGTTTACTGGACAGGCTCTCCCAGCTAACACTGAGTTCAGCGACGGATTCTTCCGTGACATGATCCAGAAGCTTGACGACAACAACGTACCAATGGAAAATCGTGTACTTGTTATCCCACCTTCTGCGCGTAACTCAATCATGGGTATCGACCGCTACGTGTCTTCTGACTTCGTATCTGGTCAAGGCGTCCAGTCTGGCCTTATCGGTAACTTGTACGGTGTAGACGTTTACGTTTCTAACAACTGTGCAACTATCGCCTCAGGCAAGCGTGCTGCTCTTCTGTTCCACAAAGACGCTATCGTCCTTGCAGAGCAGATGTGTGTACGTTCACAAACCCAGTACAAGCAGGAGTACCTCTCAACTCTGTACACTGCTGACTGCCTGTACGGTGTCCAAGCATACCGTCCAGAAGCTGGTTTCATTCTGGCAGTTCCTGCTTAATGAATCTTCGGGGTCAGCAATGGCCCCTTTCCCTTTCTGGTTCTTAGATTAGGCAAGAGGAAACTTAGCCATGACCAACTACACAAAGACAACTGACTTTGCCGCGAAGGATTCCCTGCCATCTGGTGACTCAGGCAAGATCATTCGTGGCTCAGAGTTTGAGACAGAATTCGATAATATCGCAACAGCGGTAAACTCTAAGTCAGACGCAAATAACCCCACATTCACAGGCACCGTTACTATTGACGGGCTTACTGTCAACGGCAATACAGTTCTGGGCAACGCCGCTACAGACACTGTTACCGTTACGGCAGACATTGCTTCTAACCTTATCCCTTCTGCTGACGACACCTACAACTTGGGCGCAGTCGGCGCAGAGTGGAATGATCTCTTTATTGACGGCACAGCCAACATTGACAGCCTTGTGGCTGATACTGCTGACATTAACGGCGGTACGATTGATGGTGTAACCATTGGTGGTTCTTCTGCTGGTGCTATTACAGGTACAACCATTACTGGTACTAGTTTTGTTACTTCAGGCGACATGACCTTTGGCGACAACGACAAAGCTATCTTCGGCGCCAGCTCTGATTTGTTAATTTTTCACGACGGCTCTCATAGTTATATTAGAGATTCAGGTACTGGTAACCTCAACATACAGGCTCAAAACTTTACTGTAAGCAACGGTCATCCAGATTACAAATATTATATAAATGCACAAAGTGATGGTTTTTTAAAGCTGTACTACAACGGCTCTGAAAAACTAGCCACAACCACCACAGGCATCGACGTAACCGGCACAGTGACTGCTGATGGTTTGACTGTTGATGGTCCTACGGTTGTTCGGGCAGGCGACTCTTCAACCCCTAGCGTTGAGTCTTCGGCAGGCGACTTGGTACTCAAAGCAGGTGGCGATGACGTTATCCTGCAAACAGGCGGTAGCGGTGGAGAGGCTATTCAGTTTATCGACAGCGC